CTTTGCCATGTCACGCTTGTGCTCGAGACTAAGCGCCTGGCTTTTGAGCTGATACTTTTTAGCTTCATCAGCATAGTATCCGCCAAATATGGAATTGATCATGCCACCAACTTGTAAGATCGGCCCCATTTCGGCAAAACTGTCTATCGTACTTTGACTAAAACCAAATGGATTTGCGCTTGTTGTGGACATCAGATCAACACCCCTAATAAATTTCTAATTTTTTCTACATTACAGATACTATGTCCAGTTACGGGCACACTATCCACCGACAGAAACTTCTAGTGTTACACCAACTACAGTGAGGGGAAGGGGGTCTGTTTGCCTTACAAATATCTGACCGTTATCCGCCCAGGTAGGCGTAAGCATTATTTTAACGTCTTGGGTTTTCAAGTTAGGCGGCGTGCCATAAGGCTCTGTAGTACGCTGCTTTGCTTCAACCAGGTTATCTTCATTTGGGCCTGCAAATATACCCGAGCTCTCGAGAACACGCAGCCATACATGGTTTATATTCTTTACCCGGCCTTGCCCATATGCCTCCATCTGTAGAGCTAAAGGCAACGTATTTAGATCACTGTTATATTCTAGCCCGATATGAACCACACTCGATGCCCGGTCTAGCGTAATAGATCCGCCTGTTACTACTCTTTGTGGATGTACAGCACCATTCTCTAGGATGCTGACTGTTTTACCTTCTAGCCAAGTTAATCCAGAAATAGTGTTTCTTGCCACTTCAAACGCCGTTGTAGCGGTGTTTTGCAATCCAGCTGGTAAATCCCTATCAATCTGCACATTGGCCTGTGTGGCGCTTACAGTGCTAATAATGGCACATCTATAATATTGGTCACCATCAACCAGGATAATTGCATCACCAATATCATTCTGTGATGGCGGTGGTGTAAATAAATTGTAACTAGATGTAATTGTGAGTGTGTCACCTTTGTTGTAGCTGGCCCCACTGACAGTAACATTTTTAGAATTGTCTGTGTTTCTACCGTCATAGGTAGCGCCACTATCTACAAAAAAACTATCACGCTGGGATGCAAACAACCTGGTTCCCATACGCTCTATATATCTTTTTTCTGCACCGTTTATTGTTCTTTTGATTACACAATAAACAACATCATCATCGCCCTCAGAGACTGTCGCAACGCTTTCAAACGTGCCATCGGTATCATGCCAGTGCCATGCACCAACAGACTGCTCTGGGACGTATGTAAGGCCCAGCAATCGCCCTTGTGTATTAACAAACCAAACAATCGGTGTAGGCGCTTTAGCCAAGGCCATATCGACTATTCTGTAATTATCAAACAAGTGAGCTGCACGCAGTGACAGATCTCCGGTGATAAAACCATTTGCCTGCCAGTTATATCCTAGCTCTCTGATGTGGCCACCACGCGATGCAGCGTAAACCATACTGTTATTAACGATCACCGGTTGAGCGTTTGATGCACCAACGTATGACTGTGGTTTAACAGATATTGATGTTGGTGTAATTGCGTCACTGTTTACTGATGTTACACGCCATTCTGCAGATCCTGTCATAAGCAGCAGCTGCGTTAGCGGTACGATATGCCTGATTGTGTTTGCCTCACGGGCAGCAACTCTAAACTCAATACGATCATCATCACGTATTGGCAGGCCATAAGACATATTGCTTTCAGTACCTGATTTAGTCATCCAGATACTTTGTGGTGAATTGTTAGTACCGGCAAACACCCTACGCTGCTCAAAATAAGATACAGCTCCAGGATAGTTGCCGCTGCCTATAAAATCATTTTCATAAATTGGTGGTGTTCTAGAGAAATCTGGTGAGATGTTATTGTCTTCGATACTGGTGCTGGTTGTCTCTCCAATAAAACCAAAGATGCCGCCAATATCTTTATACACTCGATATCTGGCTGCGCCGCTTACAGCGCTCCATGAAATAGTATTTTTAGCACCCGATACGTAAATGTTATTTGTTCTTGATGCTGTATTTGATTTAGCGCTTTCATCAACCAGGTTATCTGCAATAGCTGTCACACAATACCGGTGCGTTTCGTATGTGTCTGTGTTTACGCTTTCTGATGATGGTATGTAACGTGTAACTGATACACCACTTGGCCTACTAATCGGACTACCAAAATCAATTGTAGCTATTTGCCAGTTAGATGCGCCGTATCGTCTGAGCTCTCGAGGCGCATGGTTTGGATGCACCAGCGTCATGACATCAGCTGACTGCACATAATGCACATCAAACAGCTCCTCTTCTAAATATGGCGATGGTATTTCGTATGTAAAATCTGCCGGCAATGCATACCAATATGTTGCATTTGGCGGTGTATTGTTTGTGTGCGCTTGTGTGCAGTAATAGTTTGTGCCACTTAAACTTGCTATGTCACCTACACTGTACGCAGTTGCGCTACTCCAAGCAGCACCAGCGCTGTAATTAAGTGTGGCCCCTTGTGTATGAAACCTCATGTACTGATCACCAAACTCGATGACCATTGTTTGTGTGGTGTTAAATGTAAATGATAGCAGCCTGACAGATTTAGCACTGTCCTTGACCTCATTAACATATGCAAAGCCTGGACGGTTTTCCGCTGGGCCTTGTGGCTTAGATATAAAATTTCTTACCCTTGCTGCGCCTTGTTGATATTTAGCATCATCAATACGGCCAAACATCTCTGGAGAGATCTCACCACCTGAGAATGCCCTGTTAAATGTACGGGTATTCGGCATCCCTTATCTCCCAGATGTCCAGGGTACAATGTGTTCTACAGATATAGATCGGTGAGCATTGTCTGATTTCTTTGCTTGCTGCATATAGCCTTGCATCATTTGTGTGCAACGCTTTGCCTCTGCAGTGCCCTGGTCACCTTTGATAACCGGGCCAGCTAACATTGATGCTAGATGCCATGATAGTGTCATAACAAACAAAGATGAAAACTTAGATGTGTCACTGACATATGCCTGGTAACGCAGCACTGCGTTTTCCTGGTTTGTATAAATTAGATGATTGCCCAGGTTGTCCACCTCGATTGCAAATTGTTGTGGTGAATACTGGCCAGCAACTATGGTTGGTGCATAGTTTGATGTAATTCCGCCAGGTGTATCACCGGCAGACATTCTTGTAGCGTAATCGTTTTGAGCTGTTGGGGATATAATAGATAGCGCCGACATCATATCACTAGGCGCTGCGTATGCATAATCCCACTGATTGTTTGAATTCGTTGTCTTTGCCAGGCTCCCACGCTTTGTAGCAAAATCCCACGAGTGCATATCCAATAGCGTATCTCGAGCTATCGGATAAAACCTTGAAGCATTCTGTGCCTGCGCCGATCCCTCTGGTGGGGATAGCGTAGCTATTGTTGCATCGTCACCCAGGTGCGCTAGGGCTAGATTGCAGATGTCAACTTCTGTTGCCATAGCGGCCTCCTATAAAAATAAGGGGGTCAATGGAAAACCACTGGCCCCCTGTTTGAATAGTAAACTAGAAGACCGATACCTATTTATCTGAACCTTTGGATGAACCACGCTTCACCTTGGGCGTCCATTTCTTTTTAGGTTCCGCTTCTTCTGCAGCAGCTTCGGGAGCTGGAGCTGCAGCTTTGCCACCTACTTTTTCAATGTGCGCGAAAGGCTCACCGTTATATTCAAACTCTTCTCCAGCGCTTCTTAGTGTATTGCCTACGAAACACTGAACCTTGGCTCTATACATTGGCATAAGTCACTCCTTATTTACTTATACAGTGAAGCCAGAAGCATAATACTTCTGTCCATCCTGTACTGTTTCCACAATGTCAGCAGTGACAGTGCCGGCTCCATATGTGCCTGATACTGTGTATCGTGCACCAAGGTAACGGTCACCGTTGCTGGCGATTTGTGGGTTGATTGCGACTGCCACGTTTTTGCCTGCAGTTAGATCAGCTGTAAGGACAGCATCAGAGCTGCCAATAACAGTTGGGCTAGACAGGTTTGCGTTAGCACTAGAGATCACCTCAAACTTTACGCTAGTGCCGCCGGTTAGTGCAGCAGTAACAGCAAAGTTCATAAATAACTGGTGACCTTCACCAACGTCCCTAGCAACGCTAAGATCGATGGTGTCACTTGATACAGCAGTAGTTGTTACTGCTTGATCTTCGCTCACTCTGAGCAGTTTGTCTGTAATCATTTCAGATCTCCTTCTAAGTTAGAGTTAAACCACACGGGCTTCAGTGTTGACCAGGCTGTCCACTCTACGTAGAGGAACACCAAGGAATGAAAGATAGCTCTGTGCTGATCCAAACTGGGTAAGACCTTCATTGATCGCCAATACAGACTGCGACTTGTCGAGTGCTGCAATTGACAGACCTGAGTGAACAGTTCTGTTCATGTAGAACGCTGCTCGGCCCATTGCCATGTTAGGGATACGGTACAGTGCTTTTGCCATCAATTTGACCAACGCTGTTGATGCAGATGCGGCTTGTGTGTTTGCCTGGCCGTTTAGATCGCTGATATCAATATTTGCGATACGCACGACATAACGCCAGTCTTTAACAACCAAACCATTTTTCCACTGATAACGAGTAGCAAACGCTTGTAGTCGTGTGCCATCGCTATTGTAGACAGTCTGCTCACCAAGGTCTTCATGAGTGAGGCCAGCTTTCGATCCTTTCGGGAAAGGACAGTAGACCGTGTTGTCACCCCATACCACAAGGAAAATTGAGGTGTTGTCTGATCCAGAACCACCGGCATCTAGAATGTTTTGTGCATTACCACCAGACAGATCTGAGTAACGAGGTGCTAG